GGCATTCGCCGCGCCGGTGGGCGTCGGGTCAGTGCCGTAGGTCGTCTCGACTTTCGCCAGCAGGATTTTCTTTCTAAAGTATTTCGCCATGGGTCATTCCTCAGCTCAGGTCAACGGTCAGAACGGCGGCGGGACGAGTGCAGACCATCACCGGATGCATCTGCAAGGTCAGCCGGAAGCCCTTGTCATCGGGCAGCGGATAGCTGTCGAGGTAATACGGCTGGCCGGCTGCGCCCACGCCCACACTGGTCAGCGTGTCATTCGGCGCGAAGGCCTGGATGAACAGCCCCGCCACGCCCCGCGGCACAATCTTGGCAGTTCCGTCGGTGATCTTGATGTTGCCGCCCGCCCGGTAGCGATGCCAGGTCACGGCCGACGCGGTATTCAGGAACGTTTCGCGCATGGTCTTGGACTGGATCAGCGCCTGCCAGTAGGTATCCGAGCAGTAGGCGTCGAGGCCGGTATACGGAATCCCGCCCAGCGCACTTTCCAGTGCCAGCACGATCTTGGTGTGAATCGCCACATTGACCGCCACCGTGTCGTTACTGGCGAAGGCCACCACCTCTGCCGCCGGAGCCGTGCCGATGGTGTTGGTCGGCGCGTTCAGACAGGCCACCCGCAGGTATTCCGTCTGCCAGTCGGCCTGGCGGCGCAGCTTGGCGGTCAACTCATCGCGCCGGGTCGCTATTAGTTCCGCTGCCCCGCCCGCACTGCGCACGTTCAGCACCTCATCGGCCAGCACCGAGCCTTGATAGGCATACGTGGCGGTCGGGAAGGTATGCACCGCCCGCTTTTCCAGTTGCAGGGGATTGGGTGGCGCACCGCGCGGAATGGCCGCCGTTTCCGCCACATCGTTATCCGGCAACGCTTCGATCGCCAAGGTCGTACTGGTCAAGCCCATCGTCTGGAACAACCCGGTCGCGCCGAGCATTCCCGGCACAAACTGCGCCGACGCCACACTGGCCAGCAACTGTTCACGGGTGAAAAAATCGCGGTAGTTATCCATGGGGTCAGCTCCGAATCACGACATACTTGGCGGCAAGGTGGGTGGTCGCCGCCGTCTTGGCCGTCGCATCGGCGCTGGCGTGCCAGTTCAATTCACTCAGCTTGACCTCCGCCAGGCGGAACAGACAGGCCGCGCTGACATCGGCGCTGGTCGCATCGACCTCGTACAGGCTGATCGCCGCCGCGGTTTCCGCCCCGCTGGTCAACCCGTCGTCATAGGGCGTGTACTTGCCCGATGCGGTGATCTTGCCCAGCACGGTCCCGGCTTTCACCACGCCCGCGCCCGACACCATCGTTACGGTTTCCCGGCTTAACGTACCGGGGGCTTCCGACAGGACACACGCCAAGGCGCGGGTCGGTTCAGTAAAAGTGGCCATACATTAGGCTCCAGCGGTTCCGGCAGACGGCGGCGGTTGTTTTCCGGCCACCTGCGCAAAAAGTTGACGTGACAGCGTCTCAGCGTTCGGCTGAGCGGGTGCGCCCGATGACGGCGACCAGCCCGAGCCGTTCGGCGCGGCGGTTTTCAACAGATTCGGTTTGTCTTTCACGAGCAGCTTCACGCCCTCGGCCAGCGGCACCGGCGTCTCGCCATGCCGATAAATGATCTGGTCATCCTGCCAATCCAGCTTCGCGCGGAGGTAGGATTCCACCAATTCCTGATCAATCCACGGTTGCCCGGCCAAGGCTTTCTGCATCTCGGCGGTCATCCGGGTGTCCCGATAGCGGCCACTGGTCTCGTCCAGCGCCTTGGTTTTATCCGTGAGTTCTTTTTCGAGCCGCTTCACGCGGGCCTCGAACTGCTTGACCGCTTCCGCCTGACCTTTCGCGTCCGGCAGCGCGTCAATGTCCGCTTCATCCGCCAGTCCCAGCCGATCAAACAACCGGGTCTTGAGCGTCTCCAGCGTCTCCACCCGCGCCTTGAGCGCCTTACGCCCCTGCTCCGACTCCTTGCGGGCGGCATCGCGCTGCCCGGTCAGGTCGGCGACGTAGGACTCCAGCGCCACATAGTCGTCGCCCAGTTTGGTTTTCAGTACCGCTAAATCCATGATGGCCTCGCACCTTTTGTAATTTTCTATAGAATAACGCATTATCATAGTTAAAATCTATTATAAAGGCATCTCATGGCGACCTTGGATATTTCCCGCTTTCAATTCATCGCTGAAGCGCTCGCCGGTACGGGCGGCTTTGCCGATGGTTCGCATCTGGTGCGCTACCCGCGTGAAGACGACGCCAAGTTTGAACGGCGCAAAGCGATTGCCTGGTACGCCAACCCCCTGCGTCCGGCCAGTCAACGGTTCGTCGGCTACCTGACCAAGCGCCCGGTCACCCGCGATTTGCCCCACCCGCTGTTGCAGTCCTTCGCTGACGCCTGTAACTGGCGCAACGACAGTCTGGATGTGTTCTGGAGCGGGTTCATGCTGGAGGCTAAGGCGCGTGGCTCCATGCTGTTGATCGTGGATCGGTCGCGGCAAGGTTCGCCGGAAGCGGCGCTGCGCGAGACCCCCTATCTGATCCCCATGCCGCCGGAACGGGTCATGGCGTACACCCTCGACACCACGGGCGCACTGGCCGCGATCACCTTCAGCGATACCCAGGAGATCGGCGACAAGCTGGAGGCGATCCAGCGCATTTACGACACGGACGGTTGGCGGGTGGAAAGCCAGGGCCAAGTGCTGGCGCAAGGGCAGCATGGCCTGGGCGTCTGTCCGGTGCTGCTGTTCACCGAGGCTGGCGACTTCCCGCAGGTCGGCAGCTTCGCCACGATCGCGGATCTCGCCAAGCGCCTGTACAACCTGCGCTCCGAACTCGATGAGATTCTGCGGGCGCAGACCTTCTCGCTGCTGGCGTATCCGCTCTCGGAGAATCAGGCGACCGCGCTGGATCCGAAAGCCATTACCCAGATGATCAGCACCAATAATATGCTGCTGCACTATGGCGCGAGTCCGCAGTTCATCGCCCCGCCGGAAGGGCCGGCCACCATCTACCTGACCGTGATTGAGCGGGTGGAGACGCTGATCCGCGAGGCCGCGCTGTACGTCGATCCGACCAGCAACAGCCAGGAGTCGGGCGTGGCCTTGCAGATGCGCTTTCAGGCGCTGAACTCGGGGCTGGTGCATTTCGCCCGACGCATGGAAGACTTGGAACGGCGCTTGTGGGCATTGGTCAGCCACTGGCTGGCGCTGAATACCGTCGCGGAGATTCAGTGGGACAACGACTACAGCCTGGCTGATGTGAAGCTGGAACTGGAAGTGGCGCAGAACATGGCCGCGTTAGGTGCGTCGCCCGCTTATCAAGCCGCCAAGATGAAGCAACTGATCAGCCTGGATTTGGGGAATCTTGACCCGGATGAATTGACGGCGATTCTGGATAGCGTGGATGAAGGGCAACAGGAGGCGTCCGGGACCCCGGAGACCGCGCCATGATTGAACTCAACATCGACGGGCTGGCGGCGATCCGCGAGCAGTTCCGGCGGATGGTGCCAGAAACGAAACGGCAGGTGTTGAGCGGTATGGCACAGACCGCGTATGACACCGCGCAACGGCAAGTCGATACGCACACCGTGACCGGCGCATTAGCCCGTTCGCTGTTCCTCAAACCGGAGGGTGACGACGCCTGGATAATCGGCCATCACCGGCAACACGCGCCTCACGCACTGTTTGTCCATTGGGGGACCCGCCCGCATGTCATCCGCCCCAAGACGAAAAAAGCGCTGCGCTGGGTCGGCGGGAGTGGCGGAGGAACCGGCTTTATCTTCGCCAAGTTCGTCAACCATCCCGGCTACCCGGGAGATGCGTGGTTAGTGAAAGCCGCGGATGAAGCCGTTCGCCAATTTGACGCCATTGTGCGTCGCGTTCAACCCGGAGCCTGAGCATGGCCTTAACCCTGACTTACACCGACAGCTATCTCAAGAGCCTCATCACCGAGGACTTGGAAACCCGCGCTGCCGCCGACGTGGCCGAATGGGGCGTTTTTGCCGCGCCTTGGCCGGACAAGCTGACCGTGCTGCGGGCGTATGTGCTGTGCTGCCTGGAATCCAATGCCGCCGAGGACGATGCGTTCAGCGTCAAGCTCAAACAGTATCAGCGGGAATTTGACGCCGCGCTTAAGCAGGCCCGACTGGCGGCGAGTGTCCCGACCCCCGGTTACTGGCCCCTGTCGATTCCGTTGGAGCGTGGCTGATGGATGCCGTATTGACCGCCCTGCAAACGGCCTTGGCGGCGTTGCCCGATGTCGCCAGTTGCAAGATCGGCCTGGAGGCGACGATCACGCCCGCCGATTATCCGCTGATTCGGATTGTCCCCAGCACCTTACGCCCCAGTCCGGTTTATCCGCGCCAGCAGATGGACGTGCTCATTTATGGCGGCGTCGATCATCACGCCTTCGAGGGGCTGGACGTGGTCTATGCCGCGCTGTTTGCTCTGGAAAGCGCGATCCGGGCGCGACTGGAACAGGGCGGAGCCTGGGTGGCGGTGTGGCAGGAGACGGTGTGGGATGAAGACCGCTTGCCGCATTACAAGCTGTTCGCCATGAGGTGGCGGGTGGAGGGGTAGCCGTCCGTGGCCAGCAGTCCTTAATGCAGGTATCGCCGCAAGTCACGGTCCAGGTAGTGCTGACTGATCGCCAAGCAACTCCATGAGTGCGGACTGACAGGGTTGTTGCTGCGCTTGGCCAGCATCTCCGTCAGTAGCTTTAACGTGCATTGCATCGAGTAGACCAGGGAGATTAAGTCAGCCGCGGTGCTTTCGCAGGGGTCGGGAGTGGTCATGGGCTAGACCTCCAGCTGATGCTGTTCAGCCGGCTTGCCGAGCAGGTGCGCCGGCGGCATGGGCATACTCATTTCATCGCACAGGCGCTTAATGGCGTACAGCATTTGCTGCTTTGACCACAGGTCACGGCTCAGGCTGAACACGCGAACGCAGTAAGCCAGGTCACGAATCTTGAGATCGCGCACCATCGGCAAAGAAGCGGTCACGGTGCCGTTCATGTAGGACTCATAGACCCGAATGATGTCTTCCTGAACCTCAAACGCCTTGTCCGTTTCGCTTTTCATCGCGATGAAAATGGACTGCTTTTTGTTCAGGTAGAACTCTTCAAATGGTTGTCCTGTAATTGTTACGCGGGACACCGTGGCGCGGGTACCAAGCTGCAATAACTTGGCTTCATTGCGCTTGATGAGTTTGCGAATTGCGCGGGGATCGGCAAAACCCAGCCGCTCGGCAAGGTGAATGTCATGGACGCGGGGTTCGCCGTTGACCGGCGTGAGGATGAGGCTAGACATGGTGCAACTCCGGTTACTTTAAGTTGCCTGTCACCGGAAGCGGCGACAGGGTAGGACTCAACTTGAGCGTAATCGGAAGCTCGGACGGCTATTCGGGCAAACCCTTATTCACCGTTCCTCATCCTACCCTGTCGGAGGCCATTATTGCAGGGTATCTGCCTACCGTCTATGAAAACGATAGGCATAAAAAAAGCGCACTGTCGGGGCGGAATGTGCCGCCGATTAAACTTCAAGTACGGCAAGCATAGACCCATCCCGGAAGGCGCGTCAACACTTATCCACAGACTTATGCACAGGCGCAACGTCATGAGTAAACAGCGACAACGCGCCCGTTGCCCGTTTGCCCTTGCACCGCCCCTTGTGGAGCAGCTTGGAGAGCGAGCGTATCGGCGACGGTGGCGGTTTGCGGACGCGGGCG